TGGGATGACAATCTAATGTATATGCCAACCAAAATATATTTAAAGGATGATAAGGGAAATTCTGTTGGTATGTCTACCGAAGATTTTGCAGAATATAGAACTAAGATTGGTGAAAAACCTTTTAAATATGAAGGACATACTATAGTTGACTTTGATGAGAATTCTTTTAAGAACTTCAGAGTTCCTGGAGATAAGTTATTTATGAAAGATTCTATGACGGCTGAAACAGGTCCTGCTTGGTCTGATTTTGTTGAGGCGGTTAATAACGGGTCAATTTTTGCAATCGTTACAGCAAGGGGACATACCCCATCTGTTATCAGAAATTCCATTTATAATTTAATAAAACAAAACAAAAACGGAATATCTTCAAGTGAGTTAGTTAAAAATCTTAAAAAATATAGAGAATTATCAGATGAGGATGATTTATCCAATGATGAACTAATAAAAACATATTTGGATATGTGTAAATATTATCCTGTAACTTTTGGTGAGGGTTCAGCTGCGAATCCAGAAGAATTAAAAGTTAAATATATGAAAGAATTTATGACATATGTTAAACAAATGTCCCAACAACTACAAGAGAAAGCTTTTATGAAGAATAAAATAAGTAATTATTTTAACCCTTTTATTGGTTTTTCAGATGACGACATAAGAAATGTGAATACAATGAGAAAAAATTTTCCAAATAAAGATGAATTAAAGATTTATGCTACATCTAAAAAAGGAAAAGAAGAATATGAATAATAATTAATAACTGGATCTAGTAATAATATATTTTAAAAAAAAGTGGAAGTAAATAGAAAAAAAAATTATTACATGTATTTATAATAAAAAATAAACAAAAAAATAAAAAAAGAAATTATGGCTGATTTACTAATGAAAATGCCGATACCCTACGAACCAAAAAGGGAAAACCGATGGATCTTAAGATTTCCTTCGTCACTTGGTATAAATGAGTGGTATGTAGAGTCCACGGCAAGACCTGCTCTTACAATTGCCTCAACACCAATTCCTTTCTTAAATACGGAAACATACGTGGCTGGTAGATTTACTTGGGGAGAATTGGCGGTAACTTTTAGAGACCCTATTGGTCCATCAGCATCACAGGCATTAATGGAGTGGATTCGTTTATGTGCAGAATCTGTAACAGGACGAATGGGATATGCTGCTGGTTACAAAAAAAATATTGACCTTGAGATGTTAGACCCAACAGGGGTTGTTGTTGAAAAATGGATTTTAGAGGGAGCTTTTTTATTAAAATATGATGGTGGAGCTTTAACATACGCCAGTGATGGTTTAGCTAAAGTAACAAGTTCTATAAGAATGGATCGTTGCATATTAGTATATTAATTTTTTAATAAACAATATTATTAATTCCTATATGTTTTTATGTGTAGGAATTTTTTTTTGTAAACGTTATGTAATTGTTTTAATCTTTACAAAAAAACATATGTTAATTATGTTTAAATTAAAAAAAATATGGAACAAAATTCTTACACGGCAGGACAAGCCGATTTCAATTTACCACACGATGTTATAACACTACCTTCTGGAGGGATCTTTTATAAATCTAAAAAGAAAACCATTAAAGTTGGTTATTTAACTGCGTTTGATGAAAACATAATTGCCGAAGCGGACTATAAACAAAGTATTCAAGAAAGTATAGTTCTTCCTTTGCTTAGGAATAAAATTTATGAAAAAGATTTAAGACCTGAAGAATTAGTTGACGGAGACGTTGAAGCAATACTTTTATTTTTAAGAAACACGTCTTTTGGTCCCGAATATCCAATAACCGTAAATGACCCGAATACAGATAAAAAATTCACATCAACAATTTTGTTGGACGAATTAAATATTAAAAAAACAAAAAATATTCCAGATGAGGAAGGTTTGTTTGAAACAACTCTTCCTGTGTCTAAAAAACACGTTAAATTAAAAATTTTAAATATCTCTGATAAAATTAAAATAGAAACAATTTTAAAATCATATCCTAATGATAGAACAGCACCATCAATAACAACAAAATTATCTTTAATGATTGTATCTATTGATGGTAATACAGACAAGGGACATATATCAACATTTATTCAACAAATGCCAATTGCCGATTCTAAATATGTTAGAAGATTTATTGCCGAAAATGAACCAAGATTAGACTTATCAAAAGAAATTATCGCCCCGTCTGGAGAAAAAGTAATGATCGACATTACTTTTGGGGTGGAATTTTTTCGGCCTTTCATATCAGTATAAGACAATAATAATTGACGAATTTTATTATTTTTCAAGAATATTTAGAACCCAATATTCTGAGTTTATTAATATGCCAACTTATGTAAGAAAATATTTGATCAATAAATATGTTGAGGATAATAAAAAAACACAATAAAAGTATTTATTAATTAAACTAATATATGGGATTTTTTTTTCAGATAACTGGTCCTACCGGTATTCCATTGGCTAATGAAGGTTTAGGGGGAACATCCGCTGATTTTGATAAAAACGCATATACTTTAAATGTTGGCGCTATCAGTGCAAAAATTGACGAACAATTTCAAGGATTACTTAAAGCTATTAATCCGTTAGATACCGAAATTTTCGGACAGTTAGAAACATATGCAAACAGTGTTCAATCTGCCTTTGGTTTATCTAAAGAAAGAGTTGACGAGTTTAAAACTACTATTGCTGACGCAGCACCTGAATTAGCCAAATTAGGTCTTCAAGACGCCGACATCTCCAACAATTTAATATCAATTATGCAAGGTCTTGGAGGAGCCGCCAGTGTTAGTAAAGAGGCCATTGTGGAATTAAGTGCCGCGGCAAAACTTACTGGTCAAGACGTTGGTACGTTAACAACTAACTTTAGAGATGTTGGAATTTCTGTTTATGATGTTGGGGAACAAATGAAAACTGTGACTGAGGTTGCGAGATCGGCCGGAGTTTCAGTTAATAAGGTTTCAGGTCAAGTAATGACCAATTTAGAAAAAATGAATCTTTTTAATTTTGAAAACGGAGTTAAAGGATTGGCCAAAATGGCGGCACAAGCAGAAAGACTTGGAATTAATATGGCGAAGGTATTTGCTCAAACAGAAAAAGTTATGAATCCAGAAGGAGCAATTGAAATGTCAGCATCACTACAACGATTAGGTGTGGCATCAAGTGGCTTATTAGACCCTTTAAGGGCAATGGATATGTCTCAAAACGACCCTGAACAATTTCAAAAAGAAATGGTAAATCTTGGTAAAGAATTTACACGTTTTAATGAAAAAACAGGACAGACGGAAATTCTTCCTGGAGCTAAAAGAAGAATGAAAGAAGTCGCAGAGGCTGTTGGAATGACCGCAGAAGAATTTTCAAAAATGGCAATTAAAAGTTCCGACTTTGAAATGAAACTTAAACAAATTAAAATGCCATCTTTAAGTGTTGATGATGACGAAACTAAAGAAATGATTGCCACAATGGCACAAATGAAAGATGGGGTCGCAACAATCCAAGTTAGAGATAAAGAAACCGGAATAACAACGGAAAAAAAGGTAGAAGAGTTAACACCTGAAGATATTGAAAATTTAAAAAAGGCAAATGAAGATTCCTCAAAAACCATTGAGGAGTTAGCGTTCAATCAATTAGATGTTACTACTCAAATTAAAAATTTATTATCAACAGGAGAGGTGGCCACAAAATTTGCAAAAGCAACAACCCCAACACTAAGTAAATTTTATGGTTTAGTTGCCGACAGTAAATTAGAAATTGCAAAAGCTTCAGATAATATTTTTGGGTCAACCGAAGATATGAGAACGGCAATTGGAGACTTATCAAAACCAGTTGAGGGAATTATAAAAGGAAAAATAACTGGAGATGATAAAATGGTAAATACAGAAATAGGTAACTTAGAAACAAATATTTTAAAAACTTTTAGTGACTTTACTGGTAAGTTTTCAACAGAGGTAAATTCCGTTCAAGAAAAACTAATTGAAAATGTTAAAACCGCTTACTCAGAACCAATAAAAATTGAGGGTAAGACAGATAGTAATTTAAATATTAATGTTAAGGTAACTGATAATGGGGGTAATTTAATTGATGACGCTAAACTAAAACGATCTTTGTTAGACGACCCTAATTTTATTAGTAGTCTTAAAACTGTAACATCTGGAGTAGCCGCACCATAAAATTATTTAATGTTTAATTATATGGGATATAAACAACTCAAAATAAAAAAACTACTTTATAATCTATTTATAAAATAAAAAAATGTCGGAAAGCTTTCTTTCTTTTGGTAACTCTGAATCTTTTAGAAAACAATTATTGGTAAGAAACCTACCGCCGTATAATGTGCCAGGAGCATACACATCCCCCGGCAACCCTGTTAACTACGAAACAAATATAGGATCTTTAAATGTTGTTGACTCTCCAAACAACTATGTATCTACAAATTTATTTGCAAATGATCTATACCCACTAAATGAATTTGGACCAGATGGTGGATTTGGACCTCCAGTTAATGTAAATTTAGTTCCTGTCTTAGACCCAAATCAAGGACCTTATTATCCAAAAGAAGGAACAAACTTAGATATAATCAATGAATT